CCGAGTGAGAGTCAGCAGCGCCAGCGCTGCCAGTGCAGCCCTGCCCTAGCCCTGCCTGCCAAGCCAGTGCAGCAGCAGCGTTTAAACTGGCAGCAAGCAGGCTAGATTTTTTGCCCCCAGGTTTTTAAATATCTGTGCACCTGTGCACCTGTGTATGTATACACATAACTTTGATAGCCCTGGGGACAAAAAACCCCGCTGACCTGCGGTTTTGTAAGAAACCGCGGGGCAAGAAAAAAAACTTTGCTTTTGAGTGTCCAATTTCATGCCTCTGGACACCTAATAGTATATGTAGGGCAAAACAATGGTCGCCCTACCAGTTAGCATTTAGGATGCCCTTAGGCATCCCCTAGTAATTGCCCTAACCTACGGCTTCCGCCTTAGGGCTACAGCCTACGGTTAGGAAAGGAAAACTGCAGTGCTCAACATATTGTCGCACTGCTACTACGCCTATGGAAAGAAAAAGAACTACTGCTGCATCCCATAAGTCGGATGCCATAAAGAAGCAGATTATTGACTTTTTAATGCAGGGCTACTCTGTCCAACGAGCCATGGATGCCGTTGGGCGTAGTGTCAAAACTTATGAGTATTACCGCAAGACTGACCCCGCATTTGCTGCGGGGATAGATAAACTTCGCTCTTTGACCGCACGAGGTGAAGTAGGCGGTCCGACCGAAGAAGTCCCCTCATTTGATGTTTTCTCAGAAAAATATTTAGGTGTCCAAGTTTTTGAACATCAACGCCATTGGATTGATTTACTAGAATCCAGAGTGCCTAGTGATGTGCACCCATCTATCATATACGAACCAGGCGACAAAGACCTGCTTATCGTTAATACCCCACCAGAACACGCAAAGTCCACAACCATTACGGTTAACTATGCTGTCTATCGGATTTGCCAAAACCCTAACATCCGTATCATGGTTGTTTCTAAGACCCAGGCTATGGCGCAAAAGTTCCTGCTCTCCATTAAGAACAGACTCACCCATCCTCGTTATCAGGACTTACACCTCGCCTTTGGACCTCCAGGCGGATTTGAAAAGAACTCTGATTCGTGGAAGCAGGACTTAATTTACCTATCATCAGAATCTCGCGACTCTGGTGAAAAAGACCCTACCGTGCAGGCTATTGGTATTCGTGGTCATATTTACGGTGCCCGTGCTGACTTAATCATCATGGATGACTGTGTTGACCATACCAACGCCCATGAATATGAAAAACAGATTGACTGGATTCAATCAGAAGTTATGTCGCGTATTGATTACGATGGCGGTAAGTTGCTGGTAGTAGGCACAAGATTGCGCCCTAAGGATTTATATTCCGAACTCCGCGACCCCATGCGTTATCCCGATGAAACTTCTCCTTGGACTTATTTTGCTCAACCTGCGGTATTGGAGTTTCAAGATGAACCGAAGGATTGGGTTACTCTTTGGGCTAAAACCAACATGCCACCCGTGTCAGGCAATGGTGTTCCAGATTCTCAGGGACTCTACGACAAATGGACAGGCGAGGCGCTGGCTAAAAAGCGTAGCCGTATGTCCCCTAATTTATGGGCGATGGTCTATCAGCAACAACAGGTTCACGAAGATTCTGCTTTCCCACAAGAAGCAGTCAAGTCCGTTATTAACGGTGCTCGCAATGTCGGTATTATCCCCAAGAATAAGGCAGGCAACCGTGTTAACGGTATGGATGGTCTTATTATTGTTGCTGGGCTTGACCCCGCCATGGCTGGGCATACCGCTGCTGTTTGTATTGGCGTGGATGTTGCAACGCAAAAAAGATATTTGCTCGATGTGTCTAACAAACAGGGTATGAAACCTGATGAGATACGACAGTTAATTAAAGACTGGACAGATAAATACGGAATCTCTGAGTGGCGTGTTGAAAAAAATGCTTTTCAAGCAATGTTAACTCAAGACCGCGAGGTGCGGGAATACCTACAAGCAAGGGGTGCGATACTAAAGGAACACCATACTGGAAACAATAAATGGGATACAGACTTCGGTGTCGCATCCCTTACTACTTTGTTCCATGGTTATGAAGAAGGCAATGCTTTAATCGAGTTCCCATCAACGCACATGTCCGAAGGGCTTAAGGCTTTAATCGAACAACTTGTTACCTGGTATCCAGATGCACCAAGAACACAAAAGACAGACTGTGTTATGGCTTTTTGGTTTACCGAACTTGCGGTAAGAGATAGAGTTTCAAATGCAAGCAACTTTGCTCGCAACCATAGTTACACAAATATGTTTCAAACAAGATATGACAGAAATCAACAAGTAACAGTTAACTTGTCTGATTACGCTTACCAATAAGATAGGAGGTGAACATGGCACTTACCACTGAGGAAATTAAGAACTACTACGACCGTTATCGCCGTATGTATGATGACCGCGACCAACGCATGAATCAAGTTCTCCAAGTTCGTCAAGGCAAGATGCGCGATGTTTACCCAGACCTTTTCCCCGATGGTCCTTTTGAGAATCCTATCGTGGCAAATATGGTAGATATTGCTGCCCGTGATATTGCAGAAGTTATTGCACCGCTTCCATCCTTTGGTTGCACATCAACATCAATGGTTTCTGAAAATGCTCGTAAGAAAGCAGACAAGCGTGGCGAGATTGTTAACGGTTATGTTAACTTCTCTGACCTACAATCACAAATGTTTACTGCTGCAGACCGTTATGTAACCTATGGATTCGTTCCAGCACAGGTTGAAATTGATTTAGAACATAACCTACCTCGTATCAAGTTCTTTGATTCACTAGGTTCATATCCAGTTATTGACCGCTATGGTCGCGTAACTATGTTCTTCCAGCGCATGATGAAGCCTACAGAAGAACTTATGGCTAAGTATCCCGAAATAGCACATTTAATTTACGACAAAAACAACACATCAACTATGTCTGAGATTGTTCGTTTCCATGATAAAGACCAAGATGTCTTGTTCATGCCAAATAAAAACAACCTTGTATTAGATAAAGCACCTAACTTAATGGGTGAAGTAATGATTCGTGTTGTTCAACGCCCATCCCTAGATGACCAATCCCGTGGTCAATTCGATGATGTTCTTGCTATTCAAGTTGCTAAAGCACGCTATGCGTTGCTTTCACTTGAGGCAGCAACCAAATCGGTTCAGGCACCTATTGCGATGCCTTTAGATAGTCAGGAGTTAGCACTTGGACCTGATGCAATTATGCGTTCCAGCAAGCCTAATGAGATTCGCCGAGTTCCACTTGAACTTCCTTCTAATGTGTTCGCACAGCAATCAGTTCTTGAACAAGAACTCCGTCTAGGTTCTCGTTTTCCAGAAGCAAGAACTGGTAATTCAGATGCTTCTATCATTACAGGTCAAGGCGTTAAAGCACTTATGGGTGGTTTTGATACACAAATCAAGACTGCACACTCTATGTTTGCCCGCGCTTTCACAGAATTACTATCACTTTGCCTAAAAGTTGATGAACAAATCTTTGGTAATCAAGAAAAAGAACTTCGTGGTGTCTATAACGGAACACCTTACGATATTAAATACAAGCCAAAGCGTGATATTGACAGTGATTACACTGTAGATGTCCAATATGGCTTAATGGCAGGACTTGACCCTAACCGTGCACTTGTGTTTGGACTTCAAGCCCGTGGCGATAAGTTGATTTCACGCGACTTTTTACGCCGTCAGATGCCTTTCTCCTTCAACGCAACCCAAGAAGAACAAAAGGTTGAAACAGAAGAACTCCGTGATGCTATGAAACAAGCGATTGCTTCATACGCACAATCAATACCTGCCCTTGCAAGCCAAGGACAAGACCCATCCGACATCCTACGCAAACTTTCGTATGTTATTAGTGCTCGCCAAAAGGGAACTGCTATAGAAATAGCAATTCAAGAGGCGTTCCAACCTGAGAATCCCGCACCTGCTGCAGCCCCTGGCGCAGTAAGTCCCGAATCTATGGGCATGCCAAGTGAGAGCGCAGCAGGTGGCGGGCAACTTCCAATGGGTATGTCCGAATCAGGGCGTATGCAAGGTGTTGCTCCTGGTCAAATAGCCCCAGGTGGTCGCCCAGATGTTTCATCTCTACTTGCTGGTTTAAGCAGTAGGGGAGATGCCAATTTACAAGCAACTGTCGCTAGACGACAACCTATCTAAAGGGGAGGAGGGTAAACCATGGCAAATACAAGCACAGCGAACTATCCAAAGCCACAACCTGGTAAGGCAAAGAAGCCTGCTAATCAAGGTGGTGCAGGAAAAGCAAATGTTCAGGCTCCAAAGAACACTGGTATGCCAAAGGCTTCAAAGCCTGGCGCATCCGTAACAATGCTTACAAAGCAACCATCAGGAACACGCGGTTCAAAGTAATTCTTAATCCTGAGCAAGATTTTAAACTGCTCACTAACTTTAAACACTGACCTTAATTGGAAAGGAGATGCTCATGGCAGAAAACCGTGGCGGTAATCGCCCATCTGCGCCACAAAATAACTATTCCGTATCAGCAACTGGCGGTAGTGGCAATGGCGGAACACAAGCAGCGCAAGCAATGACTGGTGGTCAATACGGCGAAAACAAAGACATGATGGAAATGCAAACATCAGCGCCAATGAACGCATCACCTACTATGCCATTAACTCCTTCCATGGGTCGTTCACAAACTGCACCAACTGGACAACAGATAGTGCCGTTAGATGCTCCAACTCAACGACCAGAAGAACCATTAACAACTGGTATTGATTCTGGTGCTGGTGCAGGTTCGGAAGTCATGTATGCAAATGACCAAACCCTTGCAACAGAGGACCGTAAGCGC